TTATATTAATATTAATAATATTACCCCAAAATCAGAGAATTTTGAGGAGCAGGCAACAGGACAGGCACGGTTGGACTATGAACGGATAGTTGACATGTATAATTCAACATGCAAAGACCTGCCAAAGGTGAGGGGGCTATCCGATGAGCGCAGACGCAAAATTAGAACCCTGCTTGGTAATTTAAACAGAGCCAAGCTGTTAACCGAGCTTGATGACTATGAAAAACTGCAGTACATATTTGACCGGGCTAATGAAAGTGATTTCCTGTCCGGTAGAGAATCGTCTAACGGCTGGTGCAGTTTTGACTGGTTGATACAAACAAAAAATGCAATCAAAGTCATTGAGGGGAATTATAAAAACAAGGGGGAAAGGTATGGAGGAGCAGTCAATCAGACAGGTGCTTCAAACGCAGATGAAGCATATACGAGCGAATCTGAGAACGAAGCCCTTGCAGCATTCCGGGCAGGAAGAACCGGTCAAGGAGATATGTCCTAAGTGTGGTGGTGATGGCTTCGTGTTAGCATATATTGACAAATGTGGCAACGAGGTCTACAAGCCTTGTGAATGTAGGAACTTGAAGCTTATGGAGAACAAGCTTCAAATGGCGAGTATTCCGAGGGAGTTCAGCGGTTACACGGTAGATTCGTTTGACTTGACCTTGTATAAATCTGCCGACGCACAGGAGAAAGCAGACATGGCAAAACTGTTGTGTACGAATTACGTGAAGGATTTTTTGAATATCAGGGAATCAGGCAAAGGGCTTTACCTGTATTCGCGCGTCAAGGGCAGTGGCAAGACAAGAATGGCTGTATCAATTGCCAATGACATTATTACAGGCTACAGGATATCAGCAAAGTTTGCAACCACAATACAAATTCTGGACGAAATTAAAAAAACATGGAGTGATAAGCCTGAGGGCGGTTCGGAGCAGAACCTCCTTCAGGAGATAATAGATGTCCCGGTGCTGGTGCTTGATGATATAGGTGTAGAGAAGATGAGTCCATGGGTAAATGAGAAGTTTTACAGCATACTCAATGGGCGCATGATTCAGAAGCAGATAACCATTTTTACCAGCAACTGCGTGATTGAGCAGTTGGCGTTTGATGAGAGAATTATCAATCGCATCCAGAAGATGGCACTGCCGGTACCGTTCCCGGAGGAGTCGGTGCGTTCGGTTCTGGCGTCGGCCGAGAATAAAAATTTTTATAACAGCCTTTTGAGGCGGTGAATGAGGAACAATCTAATTTTTCATAGATTGATTTTTAAGAGAAAGGAGCAGCTCAGATGTTAAAAATTGATTTAAGCAAAATGGCAGGAGGAGCTTTACAGGAGAAGTTCAACCGCGAAATCACCAAGGTGATTGAGAACATGCAGGATCCGAACACACCATATTCCACAGCGAGAAGTATCAATATCAAGATTACTTTCAGGCAGGGAGAAGAAAGAGACGATGCGAAGGTTGATATTGCTGTGACTTCCAAGCTTGCAGGTGTGATTAACGCTTCAACAAGCTTCGCAATGGGTAAAGACCTTGAAAGTGGAGAGGTTGAAGTCCGTGAGTATGGCAAGCAGATACCGGGACAGATGTCATTTGATGACGTAGAGCTTGAACAGCCCGAAGCCACAGTAACAAAAATGCCAAGAAGATTAAAAGCTTAAGGAGGATATCATGATTAAAGACGCATTGCAGTACGTAATTGAACTCAGCCAGAAAAGGGTTGAGAATATCGATGGCAAGTATTTTTATTTTCAGGATGGTGTGCCTTATTTGGTTAATAAGTGCCACAAGTGCGAGACATTGCAGCTCTCAACACTTACCAGTCTGATTGAGTACATCAAGCAGGGGCTTGATAAAAACAGCTTCAAGTCCGACCGCATGGTGATTCATGTTGTTTCAGAGACGGAAGTCCGCTTAATAACAGAGCTTAATGATGACATGGGGCGTTATGCGGTAGTCAGTGTTAAGGCGAGACTGCCTAAGATTGTGCTCAATGATTTTATGAATCAGGAAAATTTTATTATTCAGACACAGTCAATGTTTGTGGACAATGAGGATAAGCAGATTGTGCTTAAGGTTGCCGGAAATGTTGAGGACAAGACCGTTGCTCAGTACGGTGATGATGGTGTGACGCAGAAGGCTACAATCAAGAGCGGTCTTGCGAATGTTGAGGATGTAATTGTACCGAATCCGGTAGTACTGATGCCTTATAGGACATTTTTTGAAATCGGGCAGTTATCTGTTCCGTTTATTTTCAGGATGAGAAATGGTTCAAATGGCGTCAACTGTGCATTATTTGAGGCGGATGGCGGCATGTGGAAGGGTACAGCGGTACATGAGATAGCCGAGTATCTTAAGAATGAGCTTGCTGATGAGAGCATTGTGATTTTGTCGTAGCAACTTTTTTATCATAGTAATGTGCGGCCGGGACTTTCTCCTGGCTGCTTATGAGGTAGTTTATGACTTTTTCAAAAATTAAGGACAAGTATTTTATTCTTGTCGAGGGCAGCGACAGAGCCATCATAAGAGCTAGTGAAGACCAGGCGGAGAGGATAAGAAGCCGGCTGCTTAAACATTCGAGAGGAAAAAAGGTGTTCGTTTATAAGGCTGATGGGCGAAATGGGTGAAACACGTACAACGTATAAGGTGTCGGTGCAGACATTACAGCTTGTACATGGGGCAATGGTACAGGAGGATGATAAGAATGGCGAAAACTAAGGAGCAGAGGATATATCTTGAAGGTATAGCTTTTGCTTATAAGATAGCAAAGGAACAGGGAATCGAGGCACTTGCAAAGGAGGTTGAGTTTCGCGGGGCTAATAACTGCGTCCTGAATGTTAATTATAATGAGCTTGTGGCAGTGACAAGAGGACGCTGCAAGGACGAGCTGATGTATGTTGCCACTGCCTCAGCAGTGACACTCAGTGAGGTGCTTAAGCTTCCGCCAAGCGTCATGAAAACATACCTTCGTGAGTTTAACCGAAAAATTGTTGAGTACAGGCTGCATTCTGAAAAGTATATCGAGGACAGCGAGAGGATACAGAAGAACGTAGGTTTAACCGTCATGAGTGAGGAATATATGCAGGAGAAGGAGGAGTTCTAATGGAAACAGGTGAGATTATTGCAAAAGCGAACGAGACTGTTCAGGACATTTATGAGAAGATGGGAATGATTGAGAGCTGTGAGGCGGCTCTCAAGGCTCTGGACGGAGCAGAGGTCTATATAGGCAAGAACAGGACAGAGATACTTGACCTTCACTCTGCACTTAATGATGACCAGATAGCTGACATCATGGCATATATACATACAACAATTAAGACGCAGATTGAAAAGGCAGCAGGTGAGCTTAATATGCTGTGCAGTTATCCCAGGGAGAAAGATATTGCTAATATAAATTCGTTACAGGAGCAGATTGAAGCGCTGCCGGTCTGTGTGGACACAGGCAGGAGTGTTCCAGAGCAGCCTTGTGATGATACACCGGAAAAGCAGGGAAAGCTGGAGAAACTGACAATGGAGTTGTTCGGGGATAAGAATACCGGGGAAACAGGGAAAGCGGAGGCAGCAGCACATGAGACAGCCACGCAGGATATTCATGAAAGTGTGGAAATATCGGAGGACTTGGAGGCAGCAGCGCAGAAAAGCCCAAAAGCGTGCAAGAGCACCCTTCCGCCGGAAGAAGAGGAGAAGCTTCTGAGAAGGCTCTATGTGACAGAAGGCAGGACTGTCAAAGAAATAGCAGACCTGATGGGATTAACAAAGTCAAATATATATGACCGTATCAGGAAATACGGCCTGAGAAATAAAAAATATGACCGCGATTGGGACGGTTACGCATTAGAGAGCGAGAGTAGAAAGTAGGAGGAACGGAAAATGAATATAAAAACAATAAGCCTTACGGCTGAAAGCGGAACCAAGAAAGAATTGTGCATGAAAAAAATAGTGCATACGGTGGAAATGCTGCAACGTGTAGATGAGGAAAAAACTGCAATCGGAATCGGAATCAGGCTGTGCGGTTACATGGAATGCTGTAATGACATCGGCTATATAAGCGATGATGAGTATAAAGTGTTAGAAGAAATGGTAATTGAAATCATAAGTGCCAAGGACCGTGTAATTGTTACAGGAGTAAAATCATAGAAAGACTGTGTCGGAATCCGACACAGCGAGGGAGAAGGTGATTGCGCCATGAAAAAACGATGGGTATACAACGTAGTTATTTGCACAAAACGTGACGGAAGAAAGTTAGAAACTAAAAAGTGCAGAACGTATATTGGGGCGATTCTATTTGTTGTGAAAATGTCTAAAAAGTATTCTAAAGAGTTTGCAAAAGCACATATTGATGAATTGGAGGAATGAGTAGTGATTAATGGAGAGCTGCTGGTTGACAACTTCGCCGGCGGAGGAGGCACATCGACGGGCATTGAAATTGCAACAGGCCACAGTGTTGACATTGCAATCAACCATGACCCGGAAGCTATCAGGATGCATAAAGTAAATCACCCAGGCACCCGGCATTACTGCGAGAGTGTATGGGACATCGACCCGGTCAAGGTATGCAATGGACATCCGGTCGCACTTGCGTGGTTTTCGCCTGACTGTAAACATTTCTCCAAGGCTAAAGGCGGTAAGCCGAAGGACAAGAAAATAAGAGGGCTTGCATGGGTGGCACTGCGATGGGCAGCGAAGGTACGCCCAAGGGTAATAATGCTGGAGAATGTCGAAGAATTTAAGACGTGGGGTCCACTTAACAGAGGACACCATCCGATTAAAGCCAAGATAGGGGAGACCTTCAGAAAGTTCGTAGAACAGCTGGAAGGTCTTGGCTATGCGGTACAGTTCAGAGAACTCATAGCTGCTGATTACGGAGCTCCTACAACGCGGAAGCGTTTTTTTATGATTGCACGGCGCGATGGCGAGCCGATTGTGTGGCCGCTGCCGACACATGCTCCGGCAGACTGCAAGGCAGTCAAGGCAGGACTGCTTAAGCCGTATGTAGGAGCATACACACAGATAGATTTCAGTTTGCCATGTCCGAGCATCTTCGACACTGCGGAGGAAATAAAAGAAAAGTATGGCATCCGGGCAGTGCGTCCTTTAGCACCCAAGACAATGGAGAAAATTGCACGAGGGATGAAAAAGTTCGTGCTTGACAATCCAGAGCCATTTATCATTCAGGTGAATCACGGCGGAGAACGCAGACCGCTGGAGATGACTGAGCCGCTGCCGACAATAACAAGCAGGCATGGATATGGAATTGTTGAGCCAGTTTTAATTCAATATCATGCTGAGACCTCAGAAAATGTAAGGGGACAAGGCGTTGATAAACCACTTATGACAGTTGATGGCTCTAACAGATATGCTCTTGTAACAACATTTCTGTGTAAACATTATAACGGATTTTATAGAGGAGCAGGTGACACACTTAACAATCCGCTTCCGACAATAACGGCGCAGGATCACAACAGCATTGTGACGGCGAACCTGATACAGATGAACAATCATTGTGACGGCCGCGATATCACACAACCGCTTCCGACGATTACGGCGGGAGACGGACATTTCGCCGAAGTACGAGTGTTTTTAATCAAGTACTATGGACAGGGGACAGGTCAGAATATCAAGAATCCGCTTGATACAGTCACAGCGCAGGACAGGTTTGGTCTTGTTACAATATCAGGTGTAGATTATCAGATTGTTGACATCGGATTGAGGATGCTGGAGCCTAGAGAGTTGTATGGCTGTCAGGGATTTCCGGAGGATTATATTATTGACCGTGATTGCGATGGCAAGGCATATCCGAGGAGCGAACAGGTGCGCAGATGTGGAAATGCAGTCTGTCCACCAATTCCGGCAGCACTTGTCAGAGCTAACCTGCCGGAGCTGTGTGTTGCAGCCCGGATGCCTAATATGAGTATCGTGCAGGAGCAGACGGGGCAGTTGAGGTTTGCATGATAATTATAGGGCAGATTTTAAGAGAGAGGTATAATTAGTGGTTGTCGAAAAGGCTAAAAAGAATAGTAGAGAAGGTGTTGGGTTGAAAAGCATTTTGAAATATCCAGGAGCAAAAAATCGTCTTGCACCTTGGATATGTGAATACATACCGAAACATGATGTTTATTTAGAACCCTTTGCAGGGAGCTTGGCGGTGCTTTTTAATAAGCAACGTAGTCATATTGAGACAGTTAATGATATCGATGAAGAAATAGTAAATTTTTTCGCATATTGAGAGATCGGAGTGATGAACTGGAACACGCGATATATTTTACACCATTTTCTCGATCGGAGTACAAGGCATCTTATGAATCATCTCATGATGATTTAGAGAGAGCGAGGCGCTTTGCTGTTAAGTGTTGGATGGGATTTGGGTGTGGAAATTTGTATCAGAACGGTTTTAAATCAGGTCAGCAGACAAAATCTCCAAATCCAGCCAGAGCATGGAACGAACTTCCTGAAACAATGAAGCTGGCTGTTGAAAGGTTGAAGGGAGTTCAGATTGAGAATTTACCGGCCATAGAACTGATAGAAAGGTACAACACAGAATAAGTATTTAAAACTGTGAATGGGAAAGGTGTTTTAATGAACGTAATAACTTATCAGAAAACAACAGAGAGAATGGGAGACCATGATAAAAAGAGCAGATGTAAACAATGTGCATATTTCGGGAAAGCGTCAGACGCGCCTGAAACAGTTGAAGAGGACTGCATGTGGCAGACGTGGGAGGATGAAAACTGCACATTACCATGTGAGAAAGGAGCAGGAATGGAACGATTAACAGAGAAAAATAAGTGCAAACTTTCAAATGGAGAAGAAATAGTGATTTGCAAACACTCTGAGAATGAGTGCAATGATAGTTGTATGAAAATAATACCTTGCAAATGGTATATAAAGGCAATAGAGAAGTTAAAACGCTACGAGGACTTAGAGGAACGGCTTAACAAGGTATATGGAGATTGCGACGGCTTACTGATGAGCGTAGTAGAAATGCTTGAGAAGCACCCATGCATTAATATGGCAAACAACGCATTGAAGTCACGGCTTCTTACGGACGAAGCTGTTGACAAATGGGAGGAATACAAGCAGCTAGAGGAACAGGGCAGACTTATCAAGTTGCCTTGTAAGGTGGGAGATACAGTATATGTGCCTACGAGAGATTTTATTTCGGAACTTAGGATTGCTCACATTACTATTTCTAAGAATAATACTTTTTTTCATTGGATGCTTAACGCTGGCATATATCCGAATTTAGATGGATTTTCAGTTGATAAAATTGGTAAAACAGTATTCTTCACAAAATCCGAAGCAGAAGCAAAACTGAAAGAATTGAGAGGTGGAGAAAATGACTAGGAAAGAATTATATGTATGTGACCTTTGCCATACTGATTATCACAGCAAAGAAGAAGCTTTGCAATGCGAAAAGGACCACATCAAATGTGTTAAAATCACAGATACTAGATACATTGCACATTTTAAACTTCCGTCTAAAATTGAGGTGGAGTTTTCCAATGGAACAAAACGCTGGTATAGGCAGTAAAGAATCGAGGTGGAGATACGGAGGTAAAACAGATGGACGCAGAAGAGATGAAGAAAAACAAAGCAAAGAAACTGCGGTATAAAAAACCTATTGTTAAAAACCTAAATCTCGAGACAATACAGCAGGATTTATGGGACATACAAGAGTCTTGCGAAGAAGTACATTGGTTTACAGATTCCGATGATGGCAGCGAAACTTTAATAAATGCCTTATCAGGGGATGAAGATGAAGCGTATGAGTTTAAAATGGCATTTGCAGACCTATGTGCTGAGTGTGAGAGAATGTTTGACGATATGCAAGAAGAGTGGGTTCCTGACTGCTTTGATATTTTATTTGTGACAGCAGGTGCAGGAGAAACATACGGCGGGTTGTTAGGATTCGACTCCTATGAGCAGGATTATTTCGGAATCGGATGCTCAGAAGCCTTCGCGGAAGATGAAGCCAAGAAAAAATTAAAACAAATGACAAAAGATGAGCTGATTGCTGCTGTAAGACAATGTTTTCGGATTTACTCCGCTTACATTGGACTACGCAATAGATATGATAGCCTTAAGGCTGCAATAGATATTTTAAGGGAGCAGAACACAGGATATCTTCAGGTTGTGAGGGAAATCGAAAGGCTTTATCAAAAAGCGCAAGAGCAACAAGGATATATGGCTGAGTACTCGAAGGAGTGGAGAGAATTCGAGCAATATGCGGATGCGCTGCCACAGGAGGTATGGTTGGCTTGAAAAGATATGATAATAGGAGGCAAGAAAAATGGGATGTATATGTGCGACTGCAACAGATGAGTATCATGGCTGGAGATGCAGCATAACAGATGGAGCGTGTATGTTTTTACGACCAAATCAGGACGTTTGTGCTGATGAGTATGGGGAAGTTGAGCATACAGAGAAATGGCTAAAAAATAAAGAGGAGAAGAGACAATTACATATTGACTAGCATAACAAAGCTGATAAAATGAAAAGGAACGGTCTGCCAACCGTTCCAATTCCTATATTTATTAGAATCTTTAATAATTATAACAGATATCTGTTATAAATCAAGGGGGCTGTCTATGTCAGCACCAAGAATACCGGATTTACAGGAGGGGAAGCTGCTTAAGGAGATTGATTTTCAGATTCTTATGAGCAGAGAGAAAATAAGAAATCACGAGAAGTCTATAGCCAAGATTAAGAAGATGGCTGGCTTGAATGGACCTTCGGGTGTGAAAGCAATGAACTATTCAGGCCAGCCGGGTGGTGGCAGTATGCATGGAATGGCTCTTCCGGATGCGCTGGAAGCGATAGCGAATGACAGCGCACATATCGAACATGAAAGAAATCGGATAAGAGCTCTGCAGAAGAGACGGCGCAGTTTGATTAAGGCAGCCCAATTTCTTGACGGAATCGAACAGCAGGTTTTTGTGTATCGCGTTCTATATGCAATGACACAGGAAACCGCGGCGGAAACAATCGGTGTGTCCACAAGACAACTACAACGTGTCGAAAAAGATATGAAAACAAACTCCGATGTATTCTCACTGTGATGTGAAAAGTGCAAAATTTTGATTCACGTTTTGGTTCAAAAAAATGATAGCTTTTATGATAACATGAATCAGGCAAAAACTCAGTAAAATCAAGGCTTGGACGGCAATTTGATTTTTGAAAATCATGTCGTGTTTTATGTCGTGTTTTTGTCGTAAAATATGTCGTGTTTTTGTCGCGTTTGTTGTGATATAATGAGTATAGTCAAAAGTGTGTGAAGCAATCCTGATGATGGGTTGCTTTTTTCTTTGGGACAGAGAGGTGAAGGATGAACACAGTTGAGCCAATCCGTGACCTTGAGACTGTACTGGACATTGCAGATTATCTTAAGGTCAGGAATAAAAGGGATTATGTAATGTTCATGTTCGGAATATATTCCGGACTGAGGATATCGGACATATTACAGTTTCGTGTCCGTGATGTGCGGGACAAGGATTTTATATGCCAGAGGGAAAAGAAAACAAAAAAGGAAAAGAGATTCCCAATTAACAAAGAGCTAAAAGCAATTATAGCTGATTACATTACAGATAAGAGAGACTTTGAGTTCCTTTTTAAGTCACCGGGTAAGCCCAACCAGCCAATAACCAGACAGCAGGCATATAACATATTAAGCTCTGCGGGGAAGCAGTTCGGGCTTGACAGCATTGGGACGCACACGCTTCGCAAGACGTTCGGATATCACATGTATAAACAGACAGGTGACGCAGCTCTCATAATGGACATTCTTAATCACTGTGATATTCATTATACATTAAGATACATAGGCGTCAATCAGGACTGTAAGAACAAGGCTTATAATGGTCTGTCTTTTAAGAGATAGGCTATTTTTTTATGCCAAAATGAGACTGGAAAACGGCAGGTCTTTTTTATTTTGCCTATGACTTGACATATTTAGCACTTGTCAAATGGTGGGTACGATTTTTTCGTGACATCCTATAGGTAGAAAATGAAATAAGGAGTACTTGACAGAATACTAGATATGTCAACACCTTTTATGACGATTGTAGACACATTACAAGAACAAATGTTCGAGAAAAATCCCCGAAAAGAACATAGGTTCTTCTGCGCCGGAAATAGAGTTGCGGGTTCGGCGAGCCCGAAATTTTTCTAGGCACAGAAATTTTTTAATGGAAACTGCCGTTTCCGTTTGAGGGAGGTAATATGATATGACGAATAAGACAAACGATAATTCAGAGGTTGTAATAGACAGTTTTAAGACAACGGATATCAGTGCCATCACGGTAAACTCCGCAACACTTGAGAAGATTCTTCAGCTATCAGATCGAAGGATAAGACAGCTTGCCGAGGAGAACATCATAATTAGAGCTGCCAAGGGGCGTTATAAGCTTATGGAGAGCATAAGCAATTATATTCTTACACTCAAGGTATCACTGGAAGCAGGCAATACCCAGTCAGCGGATGGAGAGCTTGACCTTGAGGAGGAGAAGGCGATACACGAGCGTGTCAAGCGGCACATCTCGGAACTTAAGCTGCTGACCATGCAGGGCGAACTTCACAAGTCTGAGGATGTAGAGCGTGTCATGACAGATATGCTTGTGTCCATTAAGACAAAGCTGCTTTCAATGCCCTCCAAGCTTGCACCGATACTTGTTTCAAGAGGCGACATCGATTTTGTAAAAAGGACTATCAATTCGGAGGTGCTTGAAATACTCAATGAACTCAAAGATTACAACCCCAAGGATTTCTATGATGATGAGTATGTAGACAAGGGAGACGATGATGAGGACATCGATGAAGAAGGTTGACAGGAAAACGGTGCGACTTTTTAAGAAAATTGCAACGATATTATCACCGCCACCTGTGTTGACGGTAAGTCAATGGGCGGACGAATACAGGAGATTATCACCTGAGGCATCGGCTGAGCCGGGGCGATGGAACACCGACAGAGCTCCATACCAGAGAGCTATCATGGATGCAGTTAATGATGCGAGGTGCGAAGATATTATCATAATGTCTTCGGCACAGGTCGGAAAGACAGAGCTTATCCTTAACATAATAGGCTATTATATAGATTACGACCCATCTCCGATATTAGCGCTACAGCCAACTCTTGAGATGGCACAGACATTTTCAAAGGACAGACTTGCTCCGATGCTCCGCGATACACCTGCACTCAAGGGGAAGGTCAAGGATGCCCGGTCAAGGGATTCGGGAAATACTATTCTGCATAAGACATTTCCGGGTGGACACATAACGATGGTTGGAGCCAATTCGGCAGCAGGTCTTGCTTCACGACCTATTAAGGTTGTGCTTATGGATGAGGTTGACCGATACCCGGCATCAGCCGGAACAGAGGGCGACCCGATTAAGCTTGCTGAAAAGCGTACAACAACTTTCTGGAACCGAAAAAAAATAAAAGTCTCAACACCGACCATTAAAGGACGGTCTCCGATTGAGAAGGAGTTCTTAACATCGTCTATGGAAGAATGGAATGTACCCTGTCCGTGTTGTGGAAAGTATCAGCCTTATGAGTGGGGGAGAATACACTTCTCCGATGTGACGATGGAATGTAAGTTTTGCTTGGAACATATAAGCGAGAGAGACTGGAAAAGCAATCCGGGGAAATGGGTTGCTGCAAAAGAAAATAATAAAAAAAGAGGATTCCATCTCAATGAGCTGGCTTCGCCGTGGAAGCACTGGGAGGAGATTATTGAGGACTTCAAGGAAGCCGACAGGGATAGAAAACAAGGAGATATCGAGAAGCTTAAGACTTTTGTTAACACAGCACTGGGAGAGCCTTGGGAAGAAAGAGGGGAAGCTGCAGATGATAATGTACTTCTATCAAGGAGAGAGAGGTACAACGCAGACCTTCCGGATGGAGTGCTCCTTGTGACTGCCGGAGTTGATGTTCAGGATGACCGTTTTGAGGTGGAGATTACAGGATGGGGTAAAGGCTATGAGAGCTGGGGCATTTTGTACAAAAAGATAAAATGCAATCTCGAACAGGAAGAGGCATGGGATAAGCTTGAACAGTTCCTCGATACAGAGCTTTATTTTGAAAATGGAAATTCGTTGCTGATTGCTGCCACCTGCATTGATACAGGTGGTCATTTTACTTCGGAAGCATACAAGTTTCTAAAAAAAATGGAGCGGAAGCAGAAAAAAATCTTTGGTATTAAGGGTATGGGCGGTGAAGGAATCCCACTCATAAACAAGATATCAACTAACAATGTTGAAAAGGTCCGGATTTTCTTGCTTGGAGTTGATTCAGGAAAGGAAATCCTGATGACACGACTTAAGACGGTTGATGAAGGACCGGGTTACTGTCATTTTCCAATCAATGCCGACAGAGGCTATGATGAGACGTATATCAAGGGCTTGACAAGCGAACAGAGAGTTGTGTCTGTTAAGGATAACAGAGCAACACTTAAATGGGTTAAGAAGTCGGGTACAAGGAATGAACCCCTTGACCTTAGAAATTACTCAACGGCAGCAGCCGAGATATTAAGACCTGATTGGGACGTCCTTGAAAAGAAAATCCGGCAGGGAATAAATTATATGAAAAAGCGGCCGCCTAAAGAGCGGCAGAAACGAAAAGGCGTTGTAAACAGCGGAATACAGGTGTGAGAGGCGGTGAAGAAAATGGCAAATGAAGCATTAGAGAGAGCAAGAAGAAGGCTTGAGTTATATTATAAGGCGGAGGAGGCGATTCTCACCGGTCAGGAATATACAATCGGCTCCAAGAAGCTGAGAAGAGCAGATTTATCGGACGTTCAGGCAATGATTTCAAAACTTGAGAAGGATGTTAAGGCATTGAATAGCGGAGGAAAGAACAGGGCAGTCCGCGCAGTACCGCTTGATATCTAGGAGGTTAAAATGAATGTAATTGATAAAATGGTGGCTGTAATCAATCCTGTAAGAGCATTAGAGCGCGAGAAAGCGCGGTGCCGCTTAGGTATAATACAGAAATTTTACAATAGCGGTTATGACGAGGGAGGTGCCTCACATGATAAGAACTCAATGCGCGGGTGGAGGGCATCAAGTAAGTCACCGCAGGAGGATATAGACAGGAACCTTGATACGCTCAGGCAGCGAAGCAGGAGCCTGATGATGTCGGCGCCGATCGCGGTATCTGCAATCAAAACTAACAGAACTAATATAGTTGGAATGGGGCTGAGGCTTAGACCAACAATAGACCGCGAGGTATTAGGAATGTCGGATGAAGAGGCTAAGCGTTGGGAGAAGAAAACACAGAGGGAGTTTGAACTGTGGGCGAAATCGAAACAGTGTGATGCAACCAAGGTAAATAATTTCTATGAAATGCAGCAGATTGTATGCATGTCATGGCTTACCAACGGAGACGCTGTTGGTCTTATCGAATATTGTGATGAGGAAAGGGCTTTTATGCCGTATGAGTTACGAATCCACCTGATAGAGTCGGATAAGGTATGTAATCCACAATCTACAGGAGCTTATGTGAATCTCTGGGAGACTAATCCTGATAATGGTAACAGGATATACAATGGTGTGGAGATTGATTCAAAGGGCGGCGTTGTTGCATATCATATATGCAATACATATCCCAATTCTGCACTTGTCACACAGAAAAAGTGGACGAGAGTAAAAGCATTTGGGGATAGAACAGGAATGCCGAATGTCCTTATGATTTTCGAGAGCGAACGCGCCGAACAGTATAGGGGGGTTCCGTATCTTGCGCCGGTCATCGAAGCATTAAAACAGCTCACACGGTACAGCGAGGCTGAGATAATGGCAGCAGTTATAAACGGATTTTTTACAGTATTTATAACATCCGAAAAGAGTCCGTCTGAGATGCCTTTTACAGGAATCGCGGGTGATGATGAGGACGAATATGATACGGACAACAGCTATGGCTTGGGGCCGGGAATGATAAATGTGCTTGCTCCGGGTGAAGATATCAAGATGGCGGATCCTTCACATCCTAATTCGAATTTTGACGCATTCACAACCGCGTATGCAAAATATATAGGTGCAGCCCTTGAGATTCCATCGGAGCTGTTGCTCAAACAGTTCGGAGCAAGCTATTCAGCGTCCAAGGCGGCACTTGAAGAAGCATGGAAGGCTTTTAAGATGAGGCGTGCATGGCTGATTGATGATTTCTGCAAACCTATATACGAGATATGGCTTACGGAGGCAATTGCCAAAGGAAGAATCAAGGCTCCGGGTTTTTATCTCGATGCCTCAATAAGGGAAGCCTGGTGTAAATGTGCATGGAATGGACCGGCACAGGGTATGTTAGACCCGTTAAAAGAGATAAAGGCGGCGAAGGGGCGTGTTGACCTTGGAGTATCAACGAGAGAGATTGAGACGATGGAGATGAACGGCGGGAATTTTGATGACAACGCAGCTCAGTTAAAACACGAAGCGGTACACATGGGCGAGATAAATAGTTTGTTAAATAATACAGATGACGCACAAAGCAATAATGAGGAGGATGAGAATGGCGAAAATCAATATTAAAGGCGCGATCGTTTCGGATGATGACAAATGGATATATGATTATTTTGGACTTAATTCAACCTGTCCGGCTGATGTACATGCTGCAATAAGTGAGGCGGCGGGAGCAGACCTTGATGTTGAAATCAATTCAGGCGGCGGGGATGTAATCGCCGGCAATGAGATTTATACGGCACTAAGGATGTATAAAGGGAATGTGACATGTGTGATTGTTGGAATGGCGGCGTCCGCAGCTTCATACATTGCTACAGCGCGAAAATGTGTTATCACACCGGTCGGGCTTTATATGATACATAATGCTTCCGGAAGCGCCTCCGGTGATTATCATGCGCTTGACAAAGGGTCGGAGATTTTACAGACAGTTAATCGAGCGATAACAGCGGCGTATGCGGAAAAAACATCCATGAATCAGGAGAAAATCCTTGAACTTATGGACAAGGAGACGTGGCTTACAGCGGATGAGGCTGTTGCCTATGGATTCGTGGATTCCATAATTGAAAACCAGGATAATAAGACAGCCAATCAGAAGATTGGTTTTTTTAATGGCAAAAATCCGATTGCGATATATAACAGTACACAGATTCTTGATCGTGAGACGATTGAGAGGACAAGGGAAATGTTAAAACTTTCGGATAATGGTATAAACACCACACCGGAGCATATAGCTGCGGACAGTGTTTTAATAAAAAATATGAAAGCAGAGGGAAAAGAGGAAATGGACAAATCACAGAACAGTAACATTTCTACAGTTGAGGAGCTTGTGGCAAATTATCCTGATCTTGTTCAGCAGATAAGAGCTGCCGCTGTAGCAGAAGCTACAAATGCAGAGAACGAGCGCTTAAAGGCAATAGATGATATTGCAGCTCAGATTTCAGACGAGATGGTTAATGAGGCTAAGTATGGCAAGAACAGGATGACAGCTGAGACACTTGCATTCAATGCCTTCAGACGCAACGCGGTTTTAGCGAACGAAACATTTAACAGTCTTAAACAGGATGTAAAGGATTCCGGAACGGCGGGTGTCGGCTCCGATGCCAATGCAGGGATGGCAGATGGGGATTCAAAACTGAACAGCGATGACAAGGTGCAGAATCTTGCCAATATGTTAAAGAGAAAGCAGAGGTGAGTCAGATGGGAGAAAATCTTTATAAGAAAGTAGGAGAATTTACACCGGACAAGCTTATTGCCGGCAATGCGATTCCGATTACTGCAAAAGGAATTACAGTAGCCAAGGGGCAGGGTGTACTTGTTAGAGGCACTCTCCTTGGAGTTGCACATGATAATACACATAAGAAGACGGACACAACGGAAACTTATGAGGGTACAAGCGGGTCACAGACTGATACAATCGGGGCTGATTGTATCCTGTGTGAGGACGTTGACGCAACCAGCAATGATGTCACCACAACAGGCTATATAACAGGTGAGTATAATGCGGCTGCAATTATTCTTCCGGAAGAGAAGAGTATTGACACACATGCTCAGGAACTTCGCAAGCTTGGACTATACATCAAGCCTGTACAGGAATATTAGAAGGGAGATTGAAAAGATGGCAGAATATACAACAAGAGAGATGGTAGAGGCTATCGAGCTTGCACCACCTGTGAGAAATTTTTTAACAAGAACTTTTTTCCCGCGTGAACGTACACATGTGGCAGAGAAAATTGAGGTTGATGTTAAGAAGGGTAAGCGTGTAATGGCGCCGTTTGTATCGCCTAGAATAGGTGGTAAGGTAATAACAAGGCAGGGATTCCAGACAAATGAGTTTACAACACCGAGAATTGCACCTGAGCGTGTTATGACAATTGACGATATCTCAAAGCGAACTCTGGGTGAAAATGTGTATAGTAAAAAAACACCTTCAGAGAGAGAGGATGAGCTTCTTGTGGATGATTTAAAGGAGCTTGATGATTCCATTCAGCGCAGAGTTGAATGGATGTGCCGTCAGGTCATTTTTGAGGGAAAACTTGATGTTGTTGACAAGGAAGCCGGCGTTGATTTCCAGATCGACTATGGTTTTAAGAATATCACGGTGCTCACATCAGATAAGTATTGGAGTTTATCGACGGTTAATCCGATGCCTCTTCTCAAAAAGGAGAGAAGAAGAATTATTAAGGAATCAGGAGTTGCTCCTGATATGCTTCTGTTTGCCGAAGATACGATTGATACATTCATAGATAATCCATTCATCAAGGAAGCTATGAACATCAGGAATATGCAGAATATTGAGATTAAGCCAAAAATTATAGATGAAGCTCTGACATTTTACGGCAGAATTGCTTCTCTTGGGTTTGATATCTACTCCTATAATGAGAGCTTCATTAACGATGAGGGCGGAGAAGAGGACATTATTCCATCAGGCGCCTGCCTTATGGCAAGCTCAAAGGGAATAGGAGGTCTTGAGTTCGGGCTGATTACGCAGATTGAGGACAAGAAGTTCCAGTCCTATGAAGCAAAGCAGGTACCGAAAATCTATTGCAATGAAACATCTGAGGTAAAGACCCTGCGTCTTACATCAAGACCGCTTCCTAAGCCGGATGACATCGCGAGCTGGTCTGTAATATATCCGAACGGTCAGGGAGAGTAAGGAGGCGCTATGATAAGAGCAAATGTTAATATAAATACGTCCAAGGCTGAGTATAAGCCGGGAGATATAATTAAGGAGAAGCTTAGTCCGGCTGATATGGCTTATCTTAGAAAGCATAAATTCATTACGGTTGAGGATGAACTGCTGAATACGGAGGAGCCATCAGACAGTGAGGATGGCTTTGACGGATTCGGATATGGCGAAGATGGGCAGCAGGATGCCGGTCTTGAGTATATGGACGAGACAGCACTTCAGAAGCTTAAGAAAGATGAGCTTGTCGAGTATGCTGCGAAACTTGGTCTTGAGCTTGATGAATCAATGCTCAAGGGCGAGCTCATAGAAGCAATCCTCAATCATGTTGAGGAGCAAGCAGCTGGGTAGGTGATACTATGGGATTCAAGGAACAGCTCATAGAGGACTTGGATGCCGTTTTTTTTAATCCGGATGAATTTGCTGAGAGGCATTGTATTAATGGGGAAAATGTGGATATCGTTGTGGATAACGATGCACTTGCTGAGTTGTTTATACAGCGACAGATACATACGGAACAGATATTCACAGATTCCATTATGTTCTATGTCCGCAAGTGTGACTTAGGCTTTGAACCTGTTCCGGGACAGTATATAAACTATGATGGTGATGGCTATAAAATCACGGACGTTAAGACGGACGATGAGAGTTATACCATTGTTCTGGGGGTGAATGAGGCATGATCGAAGCGGAAATTGAGATAGACAGGTCGGATGTAAGGGAAATAAAACAGAGATTAGGTGAATTTAGAAGCCAGACACCCAATGTTTTATCAAGAGCCATCAATCGAACAGTGGCGTCCATTAAGACGGAGCTTAAAAGAGAAGCAGCCAAGCAATATAGAATAACTCAAAGGGATGTGAGTACTACTTTGGTAGATAGGAAAGCAACTCCGAAGGAGTTACAGGGATATGTGAAGTCAACAGGAGCGGTAATTCCATTGATTAAATTTAATGTGTCACCAATGAGGACGGTTACATATAACGATTATGGGGAACCGAACCCATCACATTATTCTGCCGCAGTATTTAAAGGGCATGGATTAACTCCATTGGATCACAACCCCAAGGCTTTCGCTGCGGTTATGCCGAATGGTCATGGTGGCATATTTGAGCGTACAGGGAAAAAGGGTAGAAACGGTAAAGAATTGTTTGAACAACGCTTTGGACCATCAGTCCCACACATGATTAAAAAACAAGAAGTAATTGCCACTATAAGGGACAAGGCAGAGAGTACGCTTCATAAGCGAATTGATGCTGAAATCAATTATATTTTATCAAAGGGGGCGGCTAAGAATGACGGAGCTTGATTTAATTGATGGTCTGGTAGAGGAAGTCAAGGTAGCTCTTAAGGATTTTCGGCTGCGTTCCGCAAAAGAGAATATTGTACCTATTAACATTTATCCGCAAAATCTTCCGCTCAAAAGGGAGAAGGGTGATGAACGGCAGTATCCCTATGTATTGATAGGTTTTGACAATGAAGAAATTGAGGAAAAGACATCACCTATGAATGTAGCTGTATTTTTTTTAATCGGTATCATTGATAAGGAAGATGATAAGCAGGGATACAGGGATGTATTGCAGATTGCAAATCTTATCTATCAGCACATATTCAGGAAGGGAGTTATTGCCAAAGCTTTCAGACCGTCATACCCATTTAAGATTGTGTTACAGCAGGATGACACTCATCCGTATTATATAGGGGGAATTTCAAGTGTGTGGGAGATTCAGGTTATAGAAGAGGAGGACAAGTATATATGAGCATGAAACAGTGTATGTATATCGGACCGTCAATATCAGGCGTGATAAAAACCAGCACAATATTTATAGGGGAGCTCCCGGCTAGGCTTAATAAACTTACCGCGGAGCTTCCCTGCGTTAAGAATTTAATTGTGCCTATTGACAGGCTCACTAGGGCAAAACAGGCACTATCTGAGCAGGGAAGCGTTGAGAATGTTTCCTATCATCAGATTCTGGATTATAAGAAGGGAGAGAAAAACTAATGTCAATATATAAACATGGCATAAGCACAAGCAGAAAGGCAACTGCTATGACATCACCGGTTACATCAACTGCCAACGTAACAGTTGTCATCGGTACCGCTCCGGTAAATATGTGTGAGAATCCGTATAAGGCGGCAAATGTGCCTATGGTCGCATATACAAAGGCGGATGCAATTAAGAAGATGGGTTGGAGTGAGAACTTCAAGGGTTACACAATATGTCAAAGCATATATGCGGCATTCAATGTGTTCGCTGTCGCTCCGCTGGTAATGATTAATGTGCTTGACCCAAGCAATGAGAAACATATTACTGCTGTGATTGCCACAGCCTATGACGTGGCGAATAAGAAAGCAACAATCAACGTAGAGGGGATTTTACTTGATACGATTGAAATTACAACCACGGAGGGAACACCGCTTAGCAAGGATGCGGATTATGTATCATCATTTGCTGATGATGGCACAGTAATAATTGGTTTTACAGATGAAGGTGCTGTAAAGGCAGGGGTTAGTGTCAAGGTGGCGTACACCAAGCTTAAGCCGGAGGGAGTAACATTTGAGGATATTATCGGAGGATACAATGTGTCAGAGCGGACTAAGAAAGGACTTGAGGTCATAGCTGATATTTATCCGAAGCTTGGAATTGTTCCCGGAACAATTATCGCACCGGGTTTCTCACAGTATCCGGCGGTTAATACAGCTATGACAGCGAAGTCTGAGCTGATTTACAGTATGTTTTCATGTAAAGTCATCAGCGATATTGATTGTTCCTCTTCAGGTGCCGATTCAATCGGCAAAGTGAAGGACTGGAAGAATAATAATGCATACTCAGACCGCCGCACCTTTGCAGTATGGCCAAAGGTAAAGGCTGATGGTTATGAGTACTATTTTTCGGCTCAGTTAGCAGCTCTCCTGCAGAGGCTTGCCGCTGATAACAATGGTGTTCCATCAGATTCGTGTGACAACAAGGGGCTTAAGATAAGCGGTCTTGTAATTGAGGATGGTTCAGAGGTCAGCTTTGATATGGACGAGGCTAATGACTACTGTAATGCGAACGGAGTGATTACGGCGGTCAATGTTGATGGTTTCCTTGGGTGGGGCAATAACACTTCTGTATATCCACACTCGACAGATGTAATCGACAGATGGGTGACGTCAGTAATGATGTTCGACTACATAGAGAATGACCTCAAGAGGAACTTTTTCAACAAGATTTCAAACAAGGCAGATTACCGCCAGATTGAGGATGTTGTTCTTTCAGAGAATCTTGTACTTAATGGTTTAAGAGGTAGAGGCGATATCGCAGGAGGAGAGATATCTTTCAGCAGGGAAGATAACCCTACATCACAGATTCTTGCCGGCAAAATTGTATTCAGGGTGCGTATTGCACTTTACCCGCCAATGGAAGATATCGAGAGTACATTTGAGTTTGACCCTACTCTGTTAGAGGCGGCGATGGAAGGAGGGAATAATTAATGAGTAGAAACAATGCTTATGAATTGCCGGATAAGCTTAATAATTTTAATGTGTATGATGGCAAGTACAAGCTCACAGGCGTGGCGTCAGAAATTACTTTGCCATCTTTAGACCCGCAGACCGACACACTTAATGTAGCAGGTATGGCAGGTGAGATTGAAAGTGAGGTAATCGGGTCATACGGCTCAATGAAGCTTGAGATTGCATTCGTAAATATGTGCGCTGATTTATTTGCTTTTGCGGCAAGTACAGAGCCTGTGGTAATACGTGGTTCACAGGAGGTTTTTAATACGCAGACACAGGCGAAGGATTCAGTTCCTATTGTCATCACGGTTAAGGGGCGTACCTTGAACATCAATCCCGGCTCATTTAAGAAGGGTGGCAAGGGTGAACCTAAGATCACCAAGGAAATCACTTACATGAAAATAGTGATTAACAATGAGACACAGCTTGAGCTTGATAAGCTCAATTCAATTTTCATTCTTGGCGGGGAGGATATGCTTGCCAAGGTTAGAAGTCAGATTTAGGAGGGTTAACCAGTATGAGTAGAATCGATGAAAATGAGGTAAAAACTACACCGGAGGAGCAGGTAACACATGAGAATGATGAGGAGCTTGATATGTATTTCAGGTTCAGTACTCCATATAAGTTCGAGGACGATGTGTACGAGGGAATAGACCTGAGCGGTCTTAGTAATCTTAAGACAAAGGATATAAATGAGATCGAAAGAAAGTATTATCAGCTTGGAATCTCATGTTTTTCTCCGGAGAATACAGCTTCATACGCCCAGATTGTGGCGCAGAAGGTGACAGGGCTGCCTATTGAGTTCTTCCAGCAGCTTCCAATCAAGGAGATATACAAGATCAGGAACAGGATAGTAAATTTTTTCTACAAATAGGAATAAGGGCGTGTGACGGACAGAATCTCAGAAAGATGGCTGTCCGTCTTTCGTTGTTGACGAAAACAGGGCTTGATTTCTATATGGGACTTCCTGTTGAGGAGTTCCTGGCTATTGCGGAGGAAGTGATAGAATATGGCAAAGAGAACAGAATACGAAATAGCTCTAATGGTAGGAGGTAAGGTCCAGGCTTCCTTTGGTAACAGTATAAAAAACGCAGAGCAGGGAATTGATTCCCTCAACAATATGGCTCATACAGCAGCAGCGGCAATTACATCAGCATTTGCCGCGGTGAAAGTGGGACAGTTTGTTGGCAATGCAGTGAGTAAATATTCATCATTTGAGCAGGCTATGGCAACAACGGCAGCTACAGCCAATGCTTCGCAGGTAGAGTATGAGCGCCTTGAGCAGGCGGCTCTTGCTATGGGAAAAGCCACCACAAAGACCGCGACGGCAGCTTCCGAGGCACTTGGATATATGGCGCTTGCAGGCTGGAATGTAGACCAATCAATATCTGCTCTTGAACCTGTCCTGCGGCTTTCAGAGGCTACGCAGATGGATCTGGCGAGGTGTTCGGACCTTACTACGGATTCCATGTCAGCACTGGGGTTATCTGTAGATGAACTTGGTGAGTATCTTGATATATGTACAGCGGCTAATAATAATGCCAATACTACGGCTGGGGCACTTATGGAGGCATTCATAGGGTGCGGTGGTGCAGCCAAGACGGTTGGTGCTGATATGATAGATATGGCAACGGCTCTTGGTGTTCTTGCAAATAACGGAACTAAGGGAACGGAAGCAGGAACGGCACTTAATTCCATGCTTGTGCGAATGTCCAGTAAGGATGTAGCAATCAACGCAATGAAAGAACTAGGAGTGTCGGTTTTCGATACATCCGGTGAGTTCATAGGTCTTAACAATGTATTGGTACAGCTCAGCGATGCGATGTCCAATCTTACAACCGAACAGCAGACAGCTTATATGTCTTCTATCGCTGGTACCAATTATTACACGGAAATGAGCTATCTGCTTAATTCAGTTAAAAAGAATGCTGATGGGACAGCAACAGCATGGGACGCGCTCTCAAGCTCATTAGAAAATTCTGATGGGGCATTGGAGAAAATGGCAGCGACCGTGACAGATACACTCAGCACGTCCTTCCAGATTCTCAATTCCGCAACCGAGGATGCACAAATTCACTTGGTTGACGCATTCGGAGATAATTTGAAAGACGCTGTACTCGACTTAGCGGAATTTATACCAACTGTTACTGATAGTTTTATCAAGTATGCGGATAAGTCACAGCTCAAGGTTTCCAAGGTTTTTAATACACTTCAGAAGGACGCAGCCAAGGCTTGGGAGGTCATGTCCGGTCTTGGAAGTGGTTTTATTGAGAATTTCGACACAATAGAAACAGTAGTTATGGGTGTCGGAACAGCTTTTGTGAGCTACAAGGTTATCAATTTACTCATAAAGGGCACAAATGCAGTGTATGGCTTCGGAAATGCAATCAAAATGATGGCAGTGTCCAATCCTGTTATATTTTCAATTACCGCGGCAGCAACAGCTATCGCAGGCATAACAGCCGCAGTCAAAAAAGCAGAGGAGCAGGCGGCACAGAGTAATCTTGAACAACATTTCGGTAATATTGCCCTTTCGCTTGAGGATGTATCACAGGTTGCAGACTACATTGTGATGAATGACAGCCTTTCAAAGGTGCAGGAATCATTATCTGCTTTCGGTGAGCTTGATGGTATCCGCGAGAGCATGGAAAAGAGCCTCAAGGCAATAAACAAGTCGAACTGGAAAGTCTCAATCGGTATGGAGCTCACGCAGTCAGACAAGGACGCGTACCTTAATGATATTCAGAATTATATAAGCGAGGCTAACGAGTACCTCATCCAGGAGAGATACGCGGCGAATATCAGCTTATCAGCGTTCGCTGATGGAAATATTGAGCGGCAGAATCTGGTTAGCCAGTTGGATTCGTTTTATGCGGATGTATATACCGAATTGCAGGGCGCCGGAAATAGACTGAGTAATATTGTCAATGCTGCCTTTGAGGACAACTTTCTTGATATTGATGAATCCAAGGCTATTGCGCAGGCGCAGGAGTCAATGGCAAGAATTATGAACAGCCTTGCAACGAGTGAGTTTGATGCGAAGCTTGATATTATGGGGTCGCAGTATTCAGGGAAAGATTGGGATGCAGACTCTTTTCAGGCATTTCAACAAGAGGTTGAAGAACAGGTTGAAGAAGCAAAAAAGGGCTTCGAAGAAGCATGGCTGCATAATCTGTCAACAGCCAAGTCAGCGTTAAACTATGGCTCAATTACTCAGGATGAGTACGATACAATGGCATCCGAACTGTACAAGGATTATCTTGATAATGTTACCGCTGTAGAAGTTAAGGCTCATAATTTCCAATTAAATACAATTGCTGATACCTATGGTGATGAAATTGCGGATTACAATTCACACATGCAGGCGGTTCTTGAAAAATATCAAGGCGAGAACTTCGAAGAAGCATGGGAGAGCAATCCGGAACATCTTATGTACTCTGTTATGCAGGATGCATGGGATAATGATATCCCGAAAGATACAAAACAGGCAATGCAATCATTGCTTGACACAATGCAAAGCTCAACAGATGAGCTTGAAACATTAAAAAAACAGTGGGAAGAGGCTGGAATGGAGGCTCCTGCTGAGGTGTCCGATGCGCTTGCACGAACAAATAATTATGGAGCAATGACGGTATATCAGAGAATAGGGGGGCAGTCGGGAGATAAAGAAGCACTGTACAGTGATATTCTGCAGCAGATAGTTAATAATAATGAGTTCGCCGACATGGAAGCTGCCATGCGCGAAAAGGGAATGGCTCTGCCGGATAGAATAGTTAAAAGCGCAGAGGATTCTATTCCGGATGCATTTGAGGGGCTGTATGCTTATAGCAGCGATTACCTGCAAAATGTTTTTTCTAAAGGAATTGATGTATCAGCAGATGTAAATATTGATTTAAAGCCTGTTTATACAGGGTTAAGCCGTTCAATGGAGACGGATGTGTATAATTCGGTATTGGCTGATAGACGGCATGAGGTTTTTACAGAGAACCCCATGAACACAAAAGGTATTACCGGCTTTGGTGCAAAGGTTGGGTTAATAGGTCACGCGGATGGAGGAATTTTCACACAGCCGCATGTGGCATGGTTCGCAGAGGAAGGACCGGAGGCGGCGATTCCGCTTGACGGGAGCTCTAACGCGATTGCTCTTTGGAGTAAAGTCGGTAAGCTGTTGGGGGTGCTTGATGGTGGCATGACCAGAAGCAGAGGCGAGATACTTGCGGAGGGCGTTGCAAGCTATGAGACAGTGAACAATTCAACTGATGAATCAACTGATTCTAAGCAGTTCGTGTTTGCTCCAAAGATTACGATAGAGGGAAATGCGAGCCGTGAGAATATCGACAGCGCGCTGTCATTATCAATGGAGCAGTTCAGAGACATGATAGAAGAGTACTTGGCTGAGCGAAGCAGAGTATCTTTCCAATGAGGTGTTTATGAAGACGTACACAACAATACAGGGTGATATGTGGGATTCTATTTCCTATAAAGTTTACGGAACTGAGAAGCATGTGGGTTTGCTTATGAAGAGCAATCCCCGGCTTCTCAATATTTTTATATTTAGCGCCGGAACAACGCTGTCAATACCTGATGTGGATATTGAAGAAGAAGCCGACAAGCCGGTATGGAGATAATTATGGGTGAACTGGGATTACCGAGAAAAGCGTATTTAAAACTGAATTATAATGGTGTGGATGCGACGGAGGAATTTTATTCGGAATCGTTCGAGTATACAGATTCAGCGTCCGGTGAAGCAGATACTATTTCACTTACGGTTAATAATCAGACAGGGAAGTGGTTTAACAGCTACATGCCGCAGGATGGTGATTATGTGGAGGCTCACATCTGTATTGAGAACTGGAACGGTGATGGCGATAATCGCAGTGTTGCATGCGGACAGTTTGAACTTGACAGTTTTAAGGCTTCCGGCTATCCGTCCGTAGCAAGCCTCAATGGTATTTCAATCCCGATAAGAAGTAATTTCAATGTCACAACCAAGAACAAGAATTTCAGCAATACCACTGTAAAAGGTATTTTATCCGGAATCTGTGTTGACGCCGGAATTGAGCTGGTTTATGAGGCTGCTGATCATAGCATTGAGGAAACGGAACAGTCCGCGCAGACTGATATGTCTTTTGCTTTTGAAATTTGCCAGAATTACAATCTTGCAATGAAAATATATAACAACAAGCTTGTTGTATATGACCAGACAGATTATGAGAAGAAGCCGGCAGCGTATTCTATTGATTCATCAGAAATGCAGAAATACTCATATACCGGCATGAAATCACAGCTATATGATGGCGTTGAAATTCAGTATACGAATCCCGATAGCGATGAGACATTGACATATTCATACACTGTGCCCGGCACAGAGGGCAAGAGAAAGCTTTTTATCAACGAACAGGTAGAAACATACCAGGAAGCAGAGATAAGGGCGAAATCAAGGCTCTTAGAGAATATAAGAGGTGCGATATCATTATCTGTGACAGTTAAGGGTGATACAAAACACATGGCAGGGCGCAATGTCAATATAACAGGCTTAGGAAAGCTTGATGGGATATATTTTGTTGACAGTGTCATACATTCCAAGAATGCGCAGGGGACATATACATGCAGACTTAAACTGCATGCATGTGTGACACATACAACATTCTCAGATGCGCAGGCAGGCGCTGAGACAGATACATTATCAGGGACAACGTACATAGTAAAAACCGGTGATTGCCTGTGGAGCATAGCGCGCGGATTTTATGGCAGCGGAGCTAAATACACAATTATTTTCAATGCGAACAGGGACATAATTAAGGATCCGAGTCTTATATATCCTGGACAGGTGCTTAAGATTCCGGCAGAGTAGGAGGAGTAAATGCTGGACATTATAAGAATAGGCAGAATACATACAATTGATTACGAAAATGGAACAGCAAGTGTGATGTATAGCGACCGCAACAATCAGCCATCACCTCAGTTCCCATTTTTCAGCGCTGCTTATGATATGCCACAGGTAGATGATATGGTTGTGGTTCTTTTGCTTCCGAACTCAACCTCCAAGGGCTTTATTCTTGGAGTACCTTGGAGCATTAAGAAAAAGCCGTCTGGCGGCACCGCAGGAGTGTTTTATAAAGAGTTTCCGGATGGAACGTATATAAAATACAATTCCAAGACCAAGGCGATGGAGATATCGGCACCCAATGTCAGGTTTCAGTCACTTATTGCAGATAATGTGACTGTTAAGAAAAAATTAATTGCGGAGGACATATCAACAAAGACATTGAAGGCGGAGAAAATAGAGGCAGATACAGCAAAGATTGTAAATCTTAATGTGACTGGCGAAGCATTGGGCAACTTTCCGGCCGGAAAGGAGAGTGCTTCATGATAGGGTATTTTGGAGTTGTGATTTTCAGTGTATCAGACCGGAAAATCCTAAGCTTTCACGATTTCAAGATGAATGCATCCGGAAGCTGGGGAGAACACAAGCGTAATGGGAAAAAATCCGAATATGAATTTCTTGGACCGTCTGCAAAGACGGTTTCTTTTACGATTGAGCTGAATGCCTCTTATGGTGTAAATCCGGGTGATATGCTTGATATACTTACCGGGTATGCCGAGAATGGGCTTGTAAGCCCACTTGTTATTGGGAACAAGAAAATAGGCGATAGATGGCGGTTGACCAAGGTATCATCCTCATGGAATCAGATTATGAGTGATGGTAAATTGATAAAAGCGTCGGCATCCGTGACACTTGAAGAGTATTCATAGGAGGGACGAGGATGGTATCAATTGATGATGTTAAATTGGAGTTAAAGTCCAATTCCGATATAAGCTCCGCGTTACAGGAAGAGCTCATAAACAATGCTTCATTGATTTTAACAACATTCAAAGGAACAAACCCGCAGGATAGGGCAATGGGGTTGGTTTCAAGCGACATTCTGGGTCAGAATGTCAATAAAGCCAAGTGCGCATATTCGATTCAGGCAATTGAGCAGTTGGAGAAATACGAACCGAGGTTATCCGTGTCGGAAATCTCTTTTGATGTGTCAGAAAGTAAAATTATTCCAAAGGTGGTGATGACGTATGTCGGCTGATATTCAGAATCTATATAATCTGCCGGATATATCGGTTATTGATGATATTGATATCGAGGCTATGAAAAACGAGATGGTCAGAGACTATGAGGCTGCCTATAAAGAAGAGACAGGTGAATCCATTACGTTATATCCGGCAGACAGAGACAGGTTAAAACTGAATGTTGTTGCAAATAAGCTGTATCAGGCATATCAATGCATTGACAATGGTTTTAGAATGAATTTCCTCAAGTATGCTTCAGGCGATTACCTTAAGCAGCTTGGTGCAAATAAGAAGATATACAAGCAGGAAGCGCGTCCTGCGGTCACGGTCTTACGTTTTTCGTTGCAGGAGCCGCGCTCTCAGGTGACAGCTATTCCGAAAGGGAAACGTGCTACTGCGGGAGATAATGTATTCTTCGCGACAAATGATTACGCGGAGATACAGGCGGGAGAAGTATCAGTTGACGTTGCCGCAACATGTACTCAGGCTGGGGCTGTTGGCAATAAATATATCGCCGGTCAAATCAATGCGCTTGCAGATAAAATCCCTTATGTAACAGGGGTGGTTAATGTGAGTGAATCGTCCGGTGGTAGTAATGAGGAGAGTGATACTGATTTTCGTGAGAGGATATATCTGGCTCCATCTGCATACTCCACAGCCGGAACAGAAGACGCATATATATACTGGGTGAGACAGTATAATTCGGCAGCGATAGAAGATGTAAAAGTGAAAACGGAAGAAGATTCTACAGTTGACATAAGGATTGTTCTTGCAAAAGGAGAGATACCCGGAAAGGCATTCCTTGATGGACTTACGAATTATTTAATATCATCCGGAATCAAGCCGCTTACAGACAAGATTGTTGTGTCAGCTCCGGACGTCATTCAATATAATCTGGACTTCACATACTATATTGGGCGAAGCAACAAGGAGAATGTCGAGGCAATTCAAGCTTCAGCACAGGAAGCAGCGAATGAGTGGGCTATATGGCAAAGGACACACATAGGAACTGATATCAATACAGATGTGTTAATTGAATACCTGCGGGTGGCAGGGGTTAAGAGAGTTGTAATCCGTTCTCCGGGCTATACAGCGATAAGCGATACACAGATCGCTGTGGCTCAGAGCATTACAGCCTCATACGGAGGGCTTGAAAATGATTAACATAACAGATGTCGGTGGCTTATATCAGTCTACTCCGGTCAATCTGCGCGATGCGAAGACCAAGGCGTTTATGTATGCGTGCGACAGGCAGATAGCAAAGCTGCTTGAACGGTCAAAAAAAACTATGGTATGGTGCGCCATCGAAAACGTAGATGAAAAGTACCTTGATTATCTGGCGGCAGATTGCAGGGCATTGTTTTACAATTCGTCTCTCAGTGCTGATGTTAAGCGAAAACTGATTGCAAATAGTCAGTACTGGTATATGCGACTTGGAACCTCATCCGCGATGGAGGAAATGATAAATATTGTTTTCTCATACAATGATACCACTGTTGAAGAGTGGTATACATACGCGGGCAACCCTTTTCATTTCAGAATAGGAACTTCATCAAAGGTAACAACGGTGGAACTTGCTGAGTTCTTAAAATATATTAACGAGGTCAAGAATGCACGCTCTATAATGGACTATCTTGTATTGCAGAGTGACGATGTAATCAGCATAGAAAATAGCAGCAAGCTTTTTCAGATTGCATACGAGGCGTGCGGTGATAGTATTTGTGGAACTTATCCAGATTATGTGAATTAGGAGTTAGGAGGATGCGATGGAGATAAGCCAAAATGAAATAGATAATTTAAAAACATACTTATGTAATAGGGTTGCTCACGCTAGGTATTATGCCAACGGTGTATGGACAGAAATCAACATAGATAAAATCAATATCCTTCCTGATGGGCGCATTGCTATTTATATTTTGTTTGACAGCAGCACACCGGAGCATATTGACAGGATAGAGTTTTATAACCAGCAAAATGAGATTTTTGCCGCCGGTAATGAGACAATTGATAAAGAAGCGTCCGCCGGTGATGTATTATATCGCTACATAATTTCATTTTCGCAAACGGTTAAATAAAGGAGGTTAAGATTGTGTATAATCCGATAAATTGGAAAAACCGCGCTGTCGAACATAAACACAGGTATGAGATGTCACAGGCTGAGTCGGCAGGTCTTGTGTATCTCACCCCCGCTCCGGGAGAGGTCGATGAACCTGGGACACCTATTAATGCTGATAATTTGAACCACATGGATGAAGCTATACTTGCTCATGATCAGAAGCTTGATGAGCTGGAGCGAAAGAAAGTCGATATATCAGGCGGTGATATATCAGATACGGTAGCCACGCTTGATGAGACTGCCGGTGATGCAACTGATAATATCGCAAGCGGGGAAAGCCTCAGAACAATCTTAAGTAAAATATATAAAGTTATCAGGCAGTTCTTCAATCATAAAGCAGATGCGGTGATTCACACAACGAAGGCTGATAAGGACAAGCTGGCTGGAATAGAGGAGCATGCGAACAACTATGTTCATCCGGATACGCACCCGGCCGGAATGATAACATCGGATGCGAACCATCGGTTTGTCACAGATGATAAGATAGAGGCTTGGGATAATTCATTGAGTGCGTCAAAAACCTATGCAGACGGAATGTACCGTCAGGCGACTGCTTATGCTGATAAAAAAGTGGCAGACCTTATAGGTGGTGCTCCTGAATCGCTGGACACACTCAAAGAGGTGGCGGACGCGATAAAAGAAAATGAGTCCGTGATGGATGCGCTTGATGCGGCAGTGGGTAAGAAAGCAAACCAGTCAGAGCTTGATACCCATGTAGATAACAGCACAATACATATCACTTCACAGGAACGTGAGAAGTGGAACGGCTCAGTATCGAAGACCGGCGATGCGTCGAATACAACTGTGACATTTACAGAATCCACCCGCGTAAAACCTACGTCAGGGGAGAAACTTTCGACGATTGTGGGAAAAATTGTTAAATGGCTGGCGGACTTGAAGACGGTTGCATTTAGTGGGTCATACAATGATTTAAACAATATTCCAAGTACATTTAACCCGGCGGCACATACACATGGTGGCATTGATGATGGTGCTAATAGTTGGACAGCTACCGAGATTCGAAACCATTTTGAAGGAAAAGCGGAAAAAGTTCATGCACACACAACTATTGTTGGGCAATACACAGGTCATGGAGGGTGTGTGCCGCCATCCTATGTTGGTGCCAACGCTGTAAAATGTAATATGATGAATGGTTTTGAAGGTCTGAACACTCCGAATTTAAATGGATATATGGATGTATTGATGATGAATGCATATTTCTGGAATGATGTGCCTTATGCAACAGCACTTGGAATAAAAAAAGGAAATGGCGGAGTTAGAGCTTGGATTGCAAATGGTGGAAACACTAGCTCCTGGAGTCAGGTTGCGGAATTGTTAACATCTGCAAATTATACTGAATATGCAGCCGATAAATCACATACTCATAGCGACTATTTAACCATTAAGGGAGCACAGAATATCAATAATAGAATAGCAACTTCCGAGGGCTATATTGCAGATATAAGAGATAGATTGTCGTCAGCTAGATTAAAAATGACATGGGATGGTGCACATCTATGTCATTATATAGATGGCTCTTTTATTGGATATATGATGAAAACATACTCCAGTGATATATTTTATCCGGTATATGAAGTGTTGACATTTAAGGATTCAAACAATGTGTTATTCGGTGGTGATAAAGGAAATTACATAGTAGGGATATCGGCTTATTCGGATGCGCGGCTCAAGGAAAATATTAAGGGCAGTAAAGTCAACGCGCTTGAGAGTCTCAATGAAATTGAAATGTGTAGTTTTGATTTTATTGATAGAAAATATGGTGCACATAGCGAGCTGGGCTATATCGCACAGCAACTTCAGAAGGTGATACCTGAATGTGTTGTAGCGGTGCCTCAGGACAAGGAACAGATGGGCTATGACGAACTGCTGCAGGTGCAGGATACACATTTAATTCCGTATCTTGTTAAGGCAATACAGGAGTTGAGCAGTAAGGTCGCTGAACTCGAAAAGAAAATAGACGGAAGGGGGGAATTATAAAGTTGAAAATTTAATGTATGTAAGCATTACAGCCGGCTGAATGTCGGCTGTTTGTAATTTAGAAGGGAGGTGAGAAAGATAATGGACGGAACAGGAACAGTGTCAAGAGATGAGTATAAAGAATTTTGTCGGAGAATGGAAGATGAAAATCACCGACAAAATGAGCGTATCAGTGACTTGGAAGAGAGCACAAAGCAGATCAATGCGCTTACTGTTTCTATAGAGAAGCTGGCTCAGAGTGTTGAATCAATGGTAAAGGAACAGGAGACGCAGGGCAAGCGGCTTGTATCACTAGAGAGCAAGGATGGAGAAATGTGGCGCAAGGTTGTGGGGTATGTTATTACCGCCGTGATAGGCATCGCAATTGGATTTGTGTTTAAACAAATCGGAATGTAAAATTTAGCAAATATCAGGAGGAAAAGATAATGAGAAATATTAATTGGGTAAAAAAGTTGACAAGCAGAAAGCTGTGGACAGCAGTTGCAAGTTTCGTATCGATGATGATTCTTGCGACAGGTGGCACAGACAACACGGCTACACAGGTAACGGCTCTCATAATGGCAGGAGCCTCCGTTGTGGCATACATAATCGGTGAAGGACTGACAGATTCAGCACATAATAGCGATAGTGAGGAGGGTGAATAATTATGAAATTCAATAAAAGAACAGTAGCCCCATCAAAGGCAGACAAGCATTTTATCAATTATGCCAGAGGCGGATATAACACATGTATAGCGATTGATCAGCAGACGGGTTATGTACTTCCGAACTGCGTAGGCTATGCTCAGGGGCGCCTTCTTGAGCTTCGCGGTGAAAATAAAATTAACTGGAAGCTTCCGGCCTGCAACGCAGAGGACTGGTATGATAAAGCGAAGGCGAATGGTTTACAGGTAGGCAACACCCCTAAACTTGGTGCCGTGGTAGTGTGGCGTGCCGGTAATACACATAACAGTGCCGACGGCGCCGGACATGTTGCCATTGTAGAGGAAATCAAGGCGAACGGCGACATTGTGGTGTCACAGAGCGCTTATGGCGGACAGGAATTTTATATGTCAACCATTACGAAAGCTTCAGGATATATGTATGCTGCGAATAGACCGCTTGTCGGTTTTGTGTATGCAGGAGTGGAATTTGAGGAAGATAAGTCGAAGCCGGAACAGTCAACAACAAGCGTTCAGGCAGGAATTAAAGTCGAGCTCAGAAATGTTCAGGCGTATGCCTCTGAAGCTTCACTAGGCTCATACAGCTTGAGAAGTGGCACATATTACACATGGGACGGCAACCCGAAGAACGGACGTATCAGGCTCACGAATGCCGCTGGTAAAGTCGGTGTGCCGGGGCAGGTGAGCTTCTGGGTATCACTGGCTGATATCGGACTTAGCACTGATACTAGCGTCAAGACGCCGACAGCAGGTGATAGGTATACACTTAATAATGTGCCTGTGTATGGCACTGAAAAAGGACCAAGTATCGGCAGGAGAAGCGGCACGTATTACACATGGGACAACACAATCCGTAATGGGAGGGTTCGTATGACTAACAGTCCTGCAAGGGTGGGCGTACCTGGACAGGTGAGCTTCTGGGTTGAAACTGGTAAACTGATATAATTATAATAAATATGAAAATGGGGAGAGGTCATAATGTTGATTTCTCCCCATTTTTTTTTGCTTAAAAACATGTTGACAACATATCTGATATTGAAATAATCTATATAGTAGGTTTGACAAGCCTTAGTAAATAGGTGTATATTAAAACGATTGTGAATATAAAGGAGATAAGAATGTCAGGAATAGATTATGAATTATTAGAGAAGATGAAGAGTGAGCCGAACTATGAAGTAGCACGCCAGTATTATTTCATGGGAAAATGCCGTGAGTATTTCAAGGCTTTATCGGAAAAATTAGGTCGCCCTCTTTTCTGTGCTACAATAACATTCGGCTGTCCAATGGTTTATGTAACACAGATTTCGTGAAAGCCATATAAATAAAGGCTTAGAGACAATTTAAAAATAAGATGATTGACATAACTCCTTCGGTATGTTAGCGTTATATTTGAAAAGACATAATGTAAATGTTTTTAATTATAAGATAAGTCAGTAATGTTTATGGTGTGTACCATAAAAGGTTTACTGGCTTATTTTTTAATTTTATTTTTCTATTATTTTTTTGAAGTAATTATAAA